CCATGCCTGTAACCCTTTGACCAGAACACATACGCCCTATAAATTCAGCAGTAGCAATAGTATGTAATTCTCCCTTGTCCTTATATGTTACCTTAATTTTGCCTGTCTGTGCGCAAGCGGTATTAAGAAAGATCTTAGGGTCAACATGGTGTATTTTACCTTCTTCAACAAGACGTTCGAATAAGTAATACATTGGATTCCTAACAAAATTATCTTCTGAACGATCCATACCTGAGATATCTAAAGTCAATGCATGTGTGAACCCCTCTTCCAACCATTTTTGGATTTTCTTCGATTTGTCCTCGTATGAGAATCCTAAACCCCACAGTGGGTGTTTTTCCTTAAATAACCTCTCCATCATCTCAACAGGTGGTCCCATTATATATTTCTCCTCAGGAGGGGGACAAGCTATAGCCCTAACTTTCTCATTTTCATACTGCAGCTCCTGTTTCGGCATTTGATCATAAACCACCTTATGCTGCATTTGAAACTCCGTTGTATCCTTACCATCAACAATTTTGATTACTTCCATCTGCTGTCTATATGTTAGCCCATTGAACCACCCATTAACACTATATTGAAGATCTTCAACCATCTTCCATAACCATTCATAATATCTCTGTTCCCTTATGGCTTGTAGTTGCATGCAAATTCCTGGGTGGGGTAATTGTCTAGGGTAAATGTGCCTAAGAAAGGAAGCATAGGCATTGATAGGACTGACTTGATAAACTATCACTTTAGGCAAATCCATCTGAGGATACTTAACCACGAGTTTAGCACCAGCTTTTTTCGATTTATCTAAATGCAAAGCTGGGTTTTCGATAACTTGCTTGTACGTTTGCCCTAACTCCAATCCGACAGTCGATTTAAAAGATACCAGGTCAATATTAACTTGGTCAGAAAGATTGTCATTGAATAATTGTTCACCGACTATCGACTGGTTTATCACTTTATCAGTAATAGTATTGAAAGGCAAAACCTGGTTGGGTACTAGTGGTAAGTCTTTCTCAGTAATTACACATTCAATCTTAAGGCTATCATGGCCATGCATCCAGGTACTATCCTTAGCAGTATTAACAAATATGTGTTTATCCCCTTCATTTTGCAATGTAGTACCAAAGAGAGTATTGATTATGGACTTTATAGTATAACGGGAATTATCCTTAAAGGTGTTATTCTTGATTTTAACCAATGTATCTACAAGCAGGCTATTATTAAGATTACTTAGCTGTAGTGCAATGGTCATAGCCTGGTACAATGCTTCATCCAATATGGGGATAACCTTGTCAATAGAGGAAGTATTTCTAATATTTCTAACTGTTTTGTACCATGCAGTAGGTATAGTGGTAGGAAGGAAATCAGCGACCACGAAATCCATAATGAGACCGTTTAATAATTTAGTATCAACAACGAAGTCATAGGTCTTGTCAACTACTGCAAGTTTGTACCAGGCATCCCAACTCCAACCCCTTTCTTGATAATAAGTAATGGCACACAGAGTATCCTTGACTCTAGTTACAAGAAGACTTGCAAGGATCTCACCATCCTTACTAACAGGCTTGTACATTATGACCTTACCCTCTTCCAACTGTTCATACACATTCATTAGGGTATATCTCTGATTGACAAGGATTGTGTCTGGTATGGTAGTTCTATTATCTTTAACTAGTCTATTATTGTAGCAGGATTCATAGTCAGCCGTATTGTCTAAAATATCTATACGGATTAAGCAATGTTTCTCATCACCATGATCAAAAAAGAATAGTCGAGTAGCTCCAAACCCTTTGCCCAAACAGGAGGCCTTATCATATAGCTCTGGTAACAGGTCTCTATGTTGGTAGGGTTCTTGATTTTCCACTATATACTCTATCATAACTACATTATTTGTTATAAACCTTCTCCATTTAGCAGTTGACTGATTTGCTAAGATAGTATTCCCAACTTGCTTATTAGGGTTGTATATATGAGCTGCTATATAAATAGCTACGTTCCTATCGATCCCTCTTTTAATCACATAAGCAAAGGCTGATTTTAGGGCTCCTTCATAATAGGCTGAGTGTACTAATGAGAGTATAGCTGGCTTAAACTTAATCATATGTGGACATGGATCATCTTGAACACAAGCGCAGTGATGGTACTTATTCTTACCAGCTACCATAGCGTTTTTCAAATCTAGTGCTCTCTGTCGGTCCTTAAGCCCAATTATAGGTCTGTTTGCGAAACAATGTCCATTTCGTAGAGTAAGTCCTTCATAGGTAGCCCTGACTGAGTCCCCTATGGCAAATACCTTGTTGTTGAATATCTTCTTTATTGGATTCCAACCGGCTTGTTTTATGTAAATCTCACGGTCAAAATATCTCCTTTCAGCTGCCTGATCGCTGTGTCTGTTAGTATTCAACTGTATTTTAATATTAGCGAAACCCATTTCCCGGTAATATGGCTCAGCTTCTTTACTTCTAATAGTGAACATATTGTTGTCATACTTAGAAGCTGCTGTAGTATTTATTATTTCCTGGGGGTATGTGTGTAAGTGGTATTCTATTGCTGTAGTAATCGTTTTAGGATTATATTCAGTAAGTTTTTCCCGCTTCAGGTTTTTCTCCTTGGGCGAGTT